TCACTACCATGTGGCTCGTCTCTTGATACTGCTTACGATGCTGCGGTTCCCGGCATGGTGATTCAACTCGCGAATTGCTCTTATACTGGCAAGACGATTACCGGTACCAAAGCCTTCCCCGGTGTTGTATTCGATCTTGCTGGTTCGAATCAGGGCACAATCGGTCTGTCTGGTGCTCAGAACGTCGAGCTACGTAATGGTAGTGGTTATGCATCTCTTGGCTGCCAGCCTGGGATGATCACGCTGCGGAACTTCTCGATCGTTGGTATCTTCTGGAACAGTGTTTGCAACGTCTCGTGGATCGGTGGTTCACTTGGGCCGCAATCGTCCGATCAGTTGAATTGGATTTATTCCGATTCGGGCTATGGCTCTCACAACATTCTAATCGATAGCGTGTACGTTCACGACAACCGCTGTGTCTCTGGTGGTTGCCATTACGAGGCGATTAGAATTGACCGTGGCGTGGATGGGATCACGATTCGCAACAGCGTGTTCCGTCGCAACGCGATCTTCCATATCTTCGTCACTTCTCTGAACGGTTCTAATCTGTCGAGGAATATCACCATCGAGCACAATTGTTTCGATCAGCCTGATGGTGGCTCGTCAGTTGTTGCGCTGCATGACCCGATTGTCACTTCAGTCGATCCAGCGTTGCTCAACATCCGAGTGCTCAATAACTTTGCAGAGACAGGTTCAAACTTCCGTGGGCCGTTCGCTCAGTCAAGTGGCAACACGTTTGGCTCTGCATCGACTTGTGACACTTGGATTCCAGGTAAGAGTACTCCATAGATGCCTCGCTATACCATTACACATACTCGGGGATCGTTTCAGATCGTTCTCGACTACGACAAGAAGGCGTTTTACGAGGTTGGCGATCTGTTCACCTCCCGTGGTGTTGGGCCTCCAGTTCTAATCGAGCAGGGTACTCGACTTGTTGTTGAGCTAGGTGGTATAGAAGGCGAACGCGACTCGGTTGTTGAGATTCGGAGAGGTTAGATGGCGCTGGTACGTACAGATGTAGGAATCTGGGTTAGTGCCAGTTCGTTCGGGACGGGGGCGTTTACGACTGGTTCGTTTACGCCCCCGTCCAACTCGTTGCTAGTCGTCGCTTGTAGCACGATGAGAGACAGCGGCACTAATACCACGCTCGGCAGGCCAACAATCACAGACAGTCTTGGTCCTCTTACTTGGTTTGAGGCAGACTTTGCGAATCTAACGCCATTCTTCTCGACACAGATAACGGTATGGTGGGCAGAGGTCGCGACGGGCGCGTCGATGACGATTACGTTCGATGATCCTGACAACTTTACTATGTATGGTTATCAGGCATGTGTTTTTGCGTTTGAAGGCTACGATACAAGTATTCCTATCACTGGAATTATTGATTCTGGTACAGGAAACATCGCTGATGGTGCTCACTCGCTTACCCTCCCCGATGCGCCCACTGTGGATGATTACAGTTTGATTTTTCTGCACATCGACGCTGATGGAGCAGTAGCCAATCCCGGCCTTGATACAGATTGGGTAGAAGCATTTGATGCTGGTACAAGTTCTGGTGGGGGTGTGCTTGTTGGGCTGTATCGGACTGCATCTACGTCCACTACAGCCGCAGTCACTGATGTTTATACGGGTGCAGGAAGTTTCTTCAAGGGGTCTATGCTGACGTTGAACGTTAAGGCTTCAGCAGGTGCCCCAGTAACACCAGCGGTTTCTCCTGATATATCTAATCACCCTAAGTTTATTCTAGCAGGAAGGAGTACGGTCTAGATGCACAGCCTTTTGACTAATACCACCGACCTGCTAAGGGTTATTACAGGGTCGGCTGCTGATCTGGATTGCATTGTCTCGTTCATCGAGTACACGAACAATGCTTCACCTCCTGTACTCGATCCACTAGATACGCAATTCACAAACATTGTTACAGCTACGACAACTACGATCCTCGCTGCTCCAACAGGCTCTACTAAGAGGCGACGCATCAAGTCCGTTTCCATTGTCAATACGCATGCGTCCGTATCAACAACGTGTCGCGTTATTATCGAGCGTACTGGCCCGGTCAATTGGGACATGTTCAATACGGTCACACTTGAGCCTGGCGAATCGTTGACATATACGGAGGGTCTTGGCTGGTTCCACAATAAGCAGGCTATTGCAGGTTTGGCATCAGGTAAGGCAACGACAGCGCAGATCGCGTCACATTCAGCAGATACCTACTACCTGGGCATGGAAACTACGTACAATGGTGTCACACGGCTGCGAGCAGGATGCTTCTTCACATGGGCATTCGGCGTGGTCAAGGGTGCAGGCACTGCAGCCCCGGTCTTCTCTATTCGTCATGGATCGGCAGGAACGGTAGCGGATACCTCGCGTTGCGCGATGACACTTGCAGCGCAGACGGCAGTTGCCGTCTCCGGTTACATCATTGTGGATGCTTCGTTTCGATCTATCGGTGCGGCAGCGATTATCGTCGGTCGCGTCTCGCTCGTCCATCAGCTTGCCACTACAGGACTCAACGTTACGACCACGGGTATGCAGTTGGTTCAGACGGTAGGTGCTTCGTACGACTCAGGCATTGCCAACGGCATCCTCGGCCTATCCGTTAACCCTGGCGCTTCTGCTGCGTGGGTAGTGGAATCCTGTGTCCTCGATGCAGTCAATCTAGTTTTTTAATCCATGAATTTCGATCACGAATTCGATAGTGACTATGGTGTGCAAGGTTGGCTCGACCTTGACTATAGCGAGTCGACTACAGTTACGCACACCGATGCTGCAACTGTATCGCTCGATCTTCAAGTTAGCGATACACAACTCTTCGAGGCAGTAGATGCTAATACGGTATTGGTTGATCTTCAAGCGAGTGGTACGGAACTACGTGAGGTTACGGACGCCGCCGTAGTCCTAGTAGACCTGCAAGCCAGCGGTACAGAGCTACGTGAGGTATTCGACGCAGCGACTGCATACATCGACTTGCAGGCCAGTGGTACAGAGCTACGAGAAGTAGTTGATGCAGCAACCGCATTCATAGACTTGCAGGCGAGTGGGACCGAACTACAAGAGTTCGTCGAATCTGCAACAGTTCCCGTAGACCTGCAAGCTAGCGGTACTGAGCTTCGCGAAGTCTTTGATGCGGCTGAAGCATACCTGGATCTGTTTGCATCAGGTACGGAATTGCGCGAAGTATTCGATGCAGCTACTGCTTACCTCGACTTGCAGGCTAGTGGCACGGATATCCTAGTTCCAGCACCTACGTTCCTAGCTCCACAGCCGCCTATCATCGTTGGCGGTCAAGCGTTCCAAGATAGGAGTCGCTGGTAGTGGCACGGTATAGGCGCGCAATTCGAAAGTATCCAATCATCCGCACAGCGGGTGGTTTTAGCGCGCCCATCGTCATTATCTCTGACGATGCAGTTGTCTATCTCGATCTGCAGCCTGCATCTAGCGACATTCTAGAAGCAGTTGATACGGCGCAGACTTACATCGATCTTCAGGCTTCGGGAACAGAGCTTCGCGAGGTTACTGATACAGCCGAAATCTACATCGATCTGCAGGCTTCTGGCACCGAGCTAAGGGAGGTCACAGATAGTGATAGCGTCCTCATCGACATCCAAGTTCAATCTACTGAGTTCGTCGAACACACAGACGCAGCTTCCGTATACGTCGAACTCAGCGTGGCCTCAGACGAGTTGGCAGGGTACGTCGAATCTGCCACTATCCCCCTCGACCTACAAAGCAGTGGCAGTGAACTTGCTGAATACGTTGATGCAAATACGGCTTACCTTGACATCCAGCCTGCCAGCGCCGATATTGCAGAGACAGAAGAAGCAGCGACCGTCTATGTGGATATCCAGTCGAGCGGTACTGACATACTTGAAGCCGTTGATTCGGCGACCGTCTACGCGAATCTCGATGTCGCATCGACGGAGATTTCGGAAGCGGTTGAGGATGCATCCGTCTATCTAGACCTTCAAGCCAGTGGCACCGACTTCATATCCGGTGTATCTGAAGACACTGCCGAGGTACTGATCGACCTTCAGAGCAGTGGAACAGACATACTTGAGGCGATAGATGCAGCCGAGATTTATTTCGATCTACAGTCTATCTACACAGACGAAGAGAAGCAGCAATACGATGCTGCTACAGCTTATATCGATCTGCAGGCTTCAGGAACGGACGAGTACACATCCGGCTCAACAGAGTACTCCGACTCTGCAACAGCGTACCTAGACCTACTTGGTACCGGCGCTGAGCTACGTGAAGTAATTGACGCTGCAGAAGCGTACTTCGACTTGCAAGCTTCCGGCACCGATGTTTGGGAGGCTGTGGAGGTTGCTGAAGTTTATCTCGACCTGCAGGGTTCGGGTACGGATCAATACGTCACCACAGGAGTTGATGCGGCGACAGCTTATGTCGACTTGCAAGCTGCTGCAGACGACATCCAGCTTGCTGTTGATGAGGCTACTGCCTACTTCGATCTGCAAGTTACAAGTGACGACATATTACTGGCGGTCGATGCTGCTACTACATACCTCGACTTGTTTGCATCGGGTACTGAACTGCGCGAGGTTTTCGACGCTGCAGAAACGTACCTCGATTTGCAGGTAGCTACCGCAGAGATTGCTGAAGCTGTAGATGCAGCTTCTGCCTACTTCGACTTGCGAGCTATTTCGCAGGATATCCTAGAGGCGGTCGACTCAGCTACGGTTGTGGTGGATTTGCAAGCATCGGGCACCGAGTTCCGCGAGCTTACCGATCTTGCAGAAGTCTATCTCGACTTGCTTGCTACAAGCGTCGAGCTTTATCAGCCCGGCAGCGAGGAAGCAACTGCATATCTCGACCTTCTAGTTATCTCGACGGAGGAACGAGTACTAGCGGATGCAGCCTCGGTCTACCTTGATCTGCAAGTCTACTCGCAGCCTATCATTCGAACGATTCTGTCGGCTGTCGCACTAGGACGTGCATGGTCTGGTATAACCGAAGGTGGGAATTGGGATGGTACACAGTTGCCTCGGCGCTGGACTGCAGCGCACGGCGCGAATTGGGAAGGGAGGATTATCAAAAGATGGTCACACTAACCAAAGGCACGATTGAGTTCTACCCTATCCGAGTTCAGGAGGCACTCGGCAATCTACTCACATTGGATGGCACTGGCTTGACATACGATTTGTATAAAGACGACGATGCCGAGACTATGGTGCTGCTCAATCAGAGCGCATCTAACGAAGGCATGATTGCACTCCCACTGATCAATACAATTGCGCTAGACGAGGGACCGTACAACGTGTTCATCAAGTTTACAGCGTTCCCCGAAACCCCTCGTCTCGGCCCGTTCAAGTTCCGCGTCGATGATTGACAAAGAGAAATACTTCGAGGAAGTCGGTTACAAGCCGCATGCAGCGCAGCGGTTGTTTCACGATTCTAAAGCTCGCTTCAAGGTACCTACTTGTGGCCGTCGTTTCGGCAAGTCCGTTATGGCAGGACACGAAATGGGCTTCGAACTTTTCAAGCCTGATTCAGTCTTCTGGATTGTAGGCCCGACTTACAAACTAGGCGAGAAGGAGTTCCGTGTCGTCTTCGACGACTTCTTCCGCAAGTTTCCATTTGCCAATGATAGGCGATTCAAGAAGGCATACAATCTAGACCAGGGTAACATGCGAATTGAAACGCCCTGGAACTCTCGCTTGGAAGTTGTTTCGGCAGACAAGCAGGACTCGCTAGTCGGTGAAGGTTTGGACGGCGTGATCATGTCCGAGGCAGCTTTGCACAAAGAGGATACATGGCAAATGTATATCCAGCCTGCGCTTTCGGATAAGCGCGGTTGGGCAGTCTTCCCGTCTACGCCGAGAGGCCACAACTGGTACGAAGGTTTGTACCGGCTTGGTACCGATCGCGATATGGTGAATTGGGAGTCCTGGCGGTTCCCGACTTGGATGAATACGCCAGTCTTCCCTGCAGGGGAACACGATCCCGAACTTGACGAGATTCGCGCCAATGCCTCAGAGTTCCACTGGCTGCAGGAATACTGCGCCGAGTTCACTGCCATCGAAGGGAAAATCTACGACGAGTTCAGTAGAGAGATTCACGTTACCGACATTCAATACAACCCGTTCTGGCGAAACTACCAAGGTTGGGACCACGGTTACGCCGACCCCACAGTTTGCCTAGACATAATGGTGGACTCTTCCGACAACGTGTATGTTTGGCGCGAGTATCAAGTTCGACGTAAGACTACAGGCGAGCATGCGTTGATGATCGCATCGCGCAGTAACCCTTTGGGTTACCATGTTGACGGTCGCTTCGGTGGTTCCGCAGACGCCAACGAGAATGCAACTATCGGTGTGATGCTAGGGCCAGTTAGCGCAAGAGTTACACCGTGGATTCACGGTATTGAGGCTGTAAAGCGTTGGATGAAGGTTCAGGACTACGGCAAGCCGAAGCTCTTCATCGATAAGTCTTGCACTGACTTGATCCGGCAGCTTGAGAATCTTCGCACTCCTGACGAACGTGCAGACCGCAATGCAAGGGAGCCAAAGGGCAATACAGCACGAACAGGACAGCACGACTATGACGATCATGGACCTGATGCACTTCGCTACTTCTTTAACGAGAAGTACGTCTGGGGCTATCACGCTGGCAGCCTGGGTGCCGTGTACGCTGCACAACCAGGGAAGACAGAATTGGAATCGTACCTGACGTACGATACGCAACTTTTGAACACCGCTGCAGGAATGAGCTATGGCCCGCAAATTTAGTCCTCGCATATTCGCTGAACAAGACAAGCCGGACTTTAGCGATCCTAGAAAGATCGTTACCGGTACAAGTCTTGCGGCTAAGGGAAATGTCGAAGCCCCTGCGGATGCGTTGAAGGAAGTGGGCTCTGCTACTCCTACTAAGATTCCCGATGTAGTCCCACAGTTTTCCAGTCGAGGACAACAGCTTCGCAAGTTTAGGGAAATGCAGGACAGTGACGTTACTGTCGACGTTTCCCTGAGAGCGACAAAGGTGCCTATCCAGGGCGCGCTGTTCTTTATGCAGCCGTTCGACGACAAACCAATTAGTCGCGAAATTGCGGAGTTCGTTCAGTTCAACATCTTCGAAGGGACGAACCGCCCGTTCATCTTGATCCTTGAGGACATTCTTCGGATGTTCGATGATGGCTTCTCGGTTCTAGAACAGGTGTGGGAAGATCGGGAATGGGCACCGCGTCGTTCGGGTGCTAACCGTCGCAAGTACACGATGCTTCGTAAGCTTAGTTACCGGCCTGCTACTACCGTGAAGGAGATCATCTACGATGATTTCGGTGGGCCGGTAAGTGTCAAGCAAGATGCTATTCGTCCTGATGGCAATGCCGAAGAAGTTGAGATAAAGATCGAGAAGCTGTTGATCTTTACCTTCGGTGGTATCGGTGGCGACCTAACAGGCAAGAGCATTTTGCGCACAGCGTACGAACCGTGGTTCTACAAGAACACGCTCTACAAGATCGACGCAATTCAGAAGGAACGCAACGCTCTCGGTGTTCCGGGTATGCGACTACCCGAAGGTTATACCGCCGCCGATGTAGCTGCTGCCTGGGAAATGGTTACGAACATGCGCACGAATGAACGCGCAGGTTTCGTCGAGCCTCCCGGTTTCGAGTTCAGGTTCGAAAAGCAAGAAGGTCAGCTTGTCAACATCTTGCCTTCGATTGAGCATCACGATGCTCGCATCCTCTTGAACGTTATGGCGCAGTTCCTGTTGCTTGGTCTGCAGGGCGGTGGCGGTCGCGCTACTTCTGGTTCGCACGTCGACATGTTTCAGAAGGCGATGAAGTACATCGCCAACTACATCTGTGGGGTCTTCAATCTTTACCTCGTCCCGAAGCTGGTTGGATACAATTTCCAGACTACGGAGTTTCCGCAGATGCGTGTGCGCAACGTTGGCGAAACAAAGGACTTGCAGATGTTCGCCTCTGCGCATGCAAACCTCATTACGTCCGGTGCCCTGTCGATCAACCTCGATTCCGAGAACTGGTATCGCGAAAGTCTCGACATGCCGTATATCTCAGAAGAGGAACGCGAGGCAGTCAAGGCCGCACTTGCAGCTATCCAAAGCGCGAAGGCAGAACCCTTCGGTGGTAATGGAAGTGGTAACGGTAGCGGCAATGGCAAGGGTGCTGTAAAGCCGGGAGGTACACATTCTGGCACCGGTAGCACAAAGGTTGATCCTGGCGCGGAGAGCGTCAGCTAGGAGGTTTCGTATGGCGAGAAAGGGATTCATTGCAGAAGCACTCTCCGAGGGTGGAAGTGGGCCTGCTCCTGTTTACGCCGATACGGATGAAGACAAGGCGATCAAGAATGGATGGCGCAGAGAAACGCCGCCAATTGCATATCCAGTTATCTGGCCTCCTGTAGATGAGCCAGAGGAATAGGGGGTGAATGATAGTGCCTTGGGAAGTTAGGAAAACCGGCGAAGAGTTCTGCGTCTTCAAGAAGGGCGAAGGAGGCGAGGCTGTCGGTTGCCATGATTCACGCGAAGGTGCAGTTCGGCAGATGCGCGCACTGTATGCTCGCGAAGGCACGATGAAGCATAGCCTTATCGCGTTCAGCGATAACGTTCTCGAAGAGTCTGCGGGCGACCCCGAAAACGTTAAGTGGCTGCAGGCGTTTCGTTATAGCTCTTGGGAACATCCGAAGTATGGGCTTGTTACGATCACGCCTGAAATGGGTGCGATGTTCAAGGCACACTTTGACGAGGGCACTCTAGGCCGCGAGCATCTTGTTACTTACGAGCATGGCTTCGATCCTGCAAAGGGTTACAAGGCTGCAGGAACCGTTCTCGATATCGATCCTCGCGAAGACGGCATCTGGTACAAGGTGATGTTCACGAAGTCCGCGTTGCAGGAAATCGAAGAGGGTGAGTGGCGGTATATCTCACCGGAGTATAAGGATCGAATGACTGATCCTGAAACGAACCAGGACTTCATTAACGTCCCCCTTGATCTATCCATCACCAACGATCCATTCTTCAAGCAGCAGGCTCCGTTGAACTTTTCGGAGCATGGCATCGAGCTTGAAATTGACGACGACACATCGAAGGGAGGAAAGGAAGTGGACGAGCTTCTCAAGAAGTTCGCAGAGCGACTTGGTATCGAAGTCAAGGACGACGCAACCGAGGAAGATATTCTGAAGGCTGCGGAGGAACTGAATACGACAATCGAGCCGCTTCGCAAGGCGAAGGAGGATGGCGCTCGCGCTCGCACGTTCCGCGAGGCATTCCCCGACGAGTACAAGCGAATGAAGAAGCTGGAAGAGTCTGCAATCGAGACTGATGCTCTTACATTCGCGGAGAGCTATTCACGCTTCACGGTGAAGGATGGCGAGAACGAGTGGAAGTCGACGTATGGCTTCGCCCAGATCGTCATTGACAAGATCGCAGACGTGCATCGCAAGTTCTCGCTTCGCGAGATTGAGGCGAACGATCTGAAGGAACTGCTTGACCTGATTGGCGACAAGGGTATTGTCGATTACTCCGAGCATGGTTCTTCGCGCACCATCGAAGGCCGCATTCGAAGTGAAGACCCGAAGATCGCATTCAGCGAGGCAGTTCTTGAGATTCAGGAGAAGGATAGCGTGGAGTA